ATAGTTTGCAGTCTGAAGAGGAAAACTTTTCGTTTAAGGACGAAACAAAAAAAGATACCGAAGATTTCTTAGATTCGTTGACTAGTGACCAATTTAACATGATTATGGAGTTTGTAAATACCGTACCAAGTTTGTCGCATGATATTAAATTTACGTGTACATCATGCAATCAAGATAACACATATACACTGCGAGGCATAAACGATTTTTTCTCATAAACCTCTCTCATGAAAATCTGATTAACTACTATAAGACTAACTATCAGCTACTACAAAATCATAAATATTCCTTGTCAGAAGTAGAAGGAATGTTACCATGGGAGAGGGAGATCTACATCACCTTGCTGTCTGCTGATTTAAAAGAACAGGCCGATGACGCCCAAAGAAGGAACTTATAATGGCATCTCTTGCTGATATTAATAAGACGTTACAAGAACAAACTTCTGCCATTGAATATGGTAATCGAGGGACTGATGATCTTCGAATGAAATTTGGTGCGTTTGTTGATGGCATCAAGGGTGGAGCAGGTGATCGTAGAGAACAAGAAATAGAAGCAGCACGTCAAAATTCTAGAGTCAAAGCAGCTGGACCACGCGGTATGTCCAGAGGCTTTGGCAAAGGAATTGGTGGGCTAGGCGGACTCGGTAAGATTGCTGGCGTAGCAGGAATGCTTGGTATTGCCGGTCTTGCAGCCATGCAGTTTCTAGATGGCGAAAAGATTAAGCAAAATGTAGAATCTATATTAAGTATTGGAGAAAGATATAACGAAAATACTTTAAAAACATTATTTTCTGATGGCGCAGTTATAGTAGCACTTAAAGCCTTAGGTACAGGATTATTAGTTTTCGCCGCAGGGGGTGCAGCTTCAGCTGGTGTAAATGCACTAGATAAAGCAACGATGGATAAATTTGAGCTGTCGACTGGTTGGTCTCAAAATGTAAAAGACAATGTCACCACCCTCTTATCGATTTCCGACGGTCTTGGAGAATCTGTAAAGACCCTAGCTAAAGGTTTAATCTTTGCTCCGGCTATGCTTGGTCTTACTGCTGGTCTTGCAGTCTTTGCAGCCGGCTCAACGCTGGCTGTTGGCAACGAAGCATTTACGCAATGGGTAGGAGCTGGTAATTGGGCTGAAAATATAAAAAGTAATGTAATTACATTATTAAGCATCTCTGATGAGCTTGGCGGCAACGTTGAAATGCTTAAGAAGGGAGGTACTTTCGGTGTAGCAATGCTTGCGGTTGGCGCTGGACTTGCAGCCTTCGCTGGCGCTCAAGGTATATCTGTTGTAGTCGAAGCCTTTAAAAAGTTTGCAGGGGCAGAAGACTGGGCTACAAAGATAAAAGAAAACGTAAAGATATTATTAGGCATTGGCGATACTGTCGCTGGTAGTAATACCGAAATGCTGAAAAAAGCTGGAACTTTCTTTGTAGCAATGACTGGTATTGCTGCTGGTTTAACAGCATTTGCGGCCGGAGCGGCATTAGGTACTGCTGGAGACGGCGTAGCGCAATATTTTATGGGAGAAAATGCGACTGGTGATGCGCAGTTATGGTCACAAACTATAGTTGACAATGTAACAAATCTGTTATCAATAACTCAACTAGGCATTGGAAAATTCGTTGGATTCGCCGGCGCTATGACTGCGATAGGTGCTGGCTTAGTAGCTTTTGCAGCGGCTGGTACTGGAGCATCGATTCTAGATAGTTTTAGCGATTGGATAGCGCCAGGTGAAGGTAGACAAGACTGGGCTCAAAATATAAAGAATAAAGTGACTACTTTATTATCGCTGGTTGATGGAGAAAGCCGACTACAAAATGCTAAAGATTTCTCATCTGCGATGGGATCGATATCTGCCGGACTTTTAAAGTTTACCACCTCTAATTTTATAGGCGGTATGCAAAACGCGATTACCGCTATTGGGAGTTTTTTTACTGGAGCTGAATCTCCGTTTAGTCAGGTAATGCAAATTGCAAACAATGCTGATGACTTAGACACAGGTGCTAAAGCTGTTGATAGCCTTACTGTATCAATTGAAAAACTAGGCAAGCTAAAGTTTGACGGCCGATCAATTAATATGAAAGAGTTTGCGTTGGATCTAGCTGAGTCAATAAAGGTAATTGAAACAGCCGTAAATGGTGGTACGTTTGATGCCAGTTGGTTACCGTTTACTGATCAAAAAATAGAAGGCCTATCCAGTCCAGACGTTGATTACGATGCTGCCATTAGGAACGTTGAGAACTTAAGAGCTGCGCTTAGAGTAGGTGTAAATCCTAATGACATTACTGATCGTTACGGTAATACTTTTATGCTTCCAACAAATATGTCGACAGTACCACGGTCGTATGGAAGCGGTCGGACCGACTTTAGTGCTGAAATGATAAGCCAGTTGCAGCCCGAGGGAACTGCGCTTTATGACCCGTTGAGGCCTAATAGAATACGTCCTGGATTTGAAAGCAATGCATTAGATGCTATTGCTGATAATAATTTAGTATTAAGAAGAATGAACGGCCAGCAGTCCGTTTTTATTGATTCAAGTACAACTAATAATAATGATAATAGTAACAACTCTAGTCAAAATGTGGTAACCACCGGGCCGCTGACCGATCCTTTTTCTTTACATCAGTAATTAATCAGCTTCAGCTAATTTAGCAAAATAGCTTAGAGTGTCATCATCGTCTTCGACTTTGATATTCTCTGCTGTGACTGGTTCGATTCGTTGAGGAGCAGCAGCTTCAACAGGTTCATTCATCTGGGCAGCATGTGCCATAGTAGCAGCACCCATACCAGCGACTTCACCTAGAATAGAAGATAGCTTAGTCTTCAACTCATCATACGTTTTATAACTACTAGGATCTGTCCATTCAGATAGATCATACATCTGATCATAAACCGTTTCGAGTTGCGCATCATCACCATCTAAAAGAGGTTTTTGTTTTGCGAACTCAGACTTATCATAGTTACGATAGCCTTCAACGTTACGGATTTTTAATTTAAAGTCCGCACCTTCCCACATATCAAATGGATTGATTGCATCTTCATCAGCAAATTCTGGTTGCATCATATCCATAATCTTGTCATGGATTTTCTTGCCAAACTGATACAAGAAGACTTTGCCTTCACGTTCAGGATTAGCAGGATCAGATACAACATAGACGTTAGTTACATAATGCAACCGACGCTTCTGCCGACGTGCAGCCTCTTTGTCTTCTTCGATACCAGTATTCCATAGTCTAGAATTAAGTTCACCGACTGGATCGTTTTGACCGATTGATGTGAGGGATTTTTCGATATACCATTGACCTGTTGGTCCTTTAAAACCGTGGTCCCAGTATCTTGCCCAAGGTAGTTCGGCTCCTTCACGGGCAGGAAGGAATCGTAGAATAGCGTAACCGTTACCAGCTTGATCGACTGTTGGTTTCCAGATTCGATCGTCTGCATAAGATTTCTTTTCACCGCCACCGCCAGTTGCTTCGGCTGCTTTGATGAGTTTAGAGATGTTATCTTTGTTACGTTTTAGATTTGCAAAAGACATATATTTTTCCTTGTATTTGCTGAAATATTACTGTATTATTATACACTATACATGCGTTAGTGTACACTCTTTTGTTTCTTTCTTCGGAGTTTTCTCATTCTCGTAAAAAACCTGTCGGTCTTTGATAGTAAGGTTTGCTTTAGTCCTCGACGTTTGTTTCGGGCTGCAGCAGATTTTGCCATACGTTCGTCACGAGTCGTAGTCATTTTATTCTCCTATTCAAAAAGTAGTGTGTTTCCTTTCGGAAGAAAGTTAAGCCTCATTGCTTCGGCTTCGATTTTGTCTCGAATTGGTGTGGATATAAACTTCTTTACATCCTCAGGGTCAATGTCATTCCTATCACAGACGTCGAGAACAGCATCCATGTATGACATTTTCTTTTTAAGGACAGCATTCTCGATAAGAATGCTGAACTTAGATTTAGTTAAAAACTTTGATTCAATCATAATCGCTCCATACAGTACCTATATCATCATAGAACACGCCATGCGTACGTTTGATTTCACCGTCTTTATCATAGGCAGGTACTAAGCAA